GAGCCAGCACAGCCCGATGAAGGGCGCGCGGTGGCTGGCCAGCTTGCCGAGCATGGCCGGCGTCAGGGGCGCGGGCAGCAGCTCGTGCACGAACTTCGCCGGCGGGAAGATCGCCGCGAGGCGCGCGGCCAGGAAGCCGGCCGTGGCATGCAGCGGCCCGAGCGAGGCCTCGGGGGCGGCGGGGGTCACGGCAGCCCCCCGCTGAACAGCCGCTCGCGGTCCTGCACCCGCGCGGCGGAGGAGACGCCGGCCGGCGTGGCGTCGAGCTTGCCGTCGGCCGAGCCGACATCGCCGAGCCAGGCCAGCACCGCGTCGCGCTCGCGGCGCATCTCGTCGGTCGGCGTCTTGTCCCCGCCCTGCGCCAGGTCGAAGCGGGCGAGGATGCAGCAGGCGCGCACGATCTCGCGGGGCACGGGGTCGAGCGGGAGCTGGTAGCGCTGGCGCAGGTAGCTCTCGATCACCCCTGTCGCGTCGAGCAGCGCGGTCTCGACGCGGGACTGCACGGGCGCCGCCGGCAGGGTGTCGCCGGTTGCGGAGAGGCGGATCATCTCCGCCTCGCCGAACCGGGCCACCATGTCGGCGAGCGTCGCGTACATGCCGCCTCAGCCGCCCTTCGCGGGCTTGGCAGGCACAGGCTCGACCACGCCCTTCTCGACCAGCCCGTCGAGCAGGTCGGCGGGGAGCTCGACGGTCTGGCCGGGCTCCTTGCGGCCGGCGCCGAAGTCCACCGGCTCCAGCACCTTCACCTTGATGCGCGCCTCGCGCGGCGCCGCCTCGGGCGCCGCTGGGGGCTTGACCTTGGCGGCCTCGCTCATGGTCACGCCACCGCGTCCGCCCAGTAGTAGGCCGAGGCCGGAGCGGAGACGACCTCCAGCACGCTCTCGCCCACCCGGATCACGCGCGCGCCGCGCAGGCCCTTGCGCGGCTCGTCCATCGCGCCGGCGATGCGCTCGCCGAACTGCGCGGTGAAGCCGAAGGTGGGCTGATCGGCGTCCGCCGCGTCCTCGCTGACGTAGAGGGCAGCGCAGTGCTTGCCCCACACGCGCTGGATGTTGGCCGCCTGGCCGCGCCGGGCCGTGTTCACGAAGCCGGCGCCGACGAGGACCTCCCGCACCTCCAGCAGCGCGGCGAGCTGCTCGCGCATGATGGCGCCGCCGGTCTGCGAGGTGCCGTAGACCGCCTGGACGATGCGCGGGTGCTGGCGCAGCTTCGTCCAGACGGCCTGGCCGAGAACCAGCACGTTCGGCCGCATAAGCGGCACGTCGAGCCCGGCCAGCAGCGCGTCGAGCGGGTTGGAGTTCGCGAAGTCGCTCCACTGGCTCGTGCCGGAGAGGGTCACCCGGTTCGCCGCGGGATAGGTCGCGGCGTTGAAGACCAGGTTCGCCACGCGGACCTCGCGGTCGAGCATGAGGAGGCTCGTCAGCAGCGAGGTGGCCTTCGCCTCGGGCGAGACCGGGCCGCCGCTGGCGGGCTTGGGCATCGCCTCCCAGGCCTGGATGTCGTCCACCGGCAGGACGTCCTCCAGCCCATAGTCGAGGCACTCGCCGTTCACCAGCGTCCCCGAAAAGTCGATCTGCGTCGGCTCGCCCTTGCGGCCCACGCGGGTGTTGGGGATCGTGTAGGCCTCGGCGGCCGGGTAGATGGTGTAGCGGAACTGCTTGCCGCCCCGCTGGACGCGCGGCAGCACGCGGTCGGCGATCAGGTCGATGTCGCGGTTGCGATAGCCGATGGCGATCGCGGAGAGCTCGGGATTGACGGGCCAGGGGCTCGTGGGCATCGCGTTTCCTCCTCAGCCCTGCAGGCTGTGCTGCGAGATCATGATGCGGACGATGTCGCCCGCGGCCACCGCGTTATCCACCGCGATGCCGATGATCGCGTTGTTCACGCCCGCGGCCGGGGTGGCGGCCACCGCGCGGCCCTGAGAGTCGGTGGTCAGCCGCGCGCCGACGGCGAAGGCCGCGCCCGCTTCGACGAAGGCCATGCCGGCCATCACCACGTCGCAGCTCTCGCCCGCCAGCGCCGCAACGTCGTCGTTGACGCCGATCAGCCCCTCGGTCACCGCGGCCGCCTGAACCACCGTATCGGCGGCGGACATGCGGACGATCCGGAAGGCGGCGATCGCGCCGCCCGCCCGGAAACTCTTGTGCAGAAGCGGATTGCTCATCGGCTCAGCCCTTCTTCATGGCGGCGAGGACGCGGCTCACCGCCTCGGCCGTGCTGATGGAGCGGCCGGCCGCACGCTCCCGGTCCTGGAGGTCCTGCGCCTGGCGCGCGATGGCGGTGGCGTCCTCGCCCGGCGCCTCGGCCGCGGGCGCGGCGAGGCCGCCCGCGTTGATCGAGACCATGGCGCCGATCTCCTTCTCGACCGACGCGGCGTCCTCTGCGTGGCGGGCCACGTAGTGGTCGCGCAGCGCCTTCGGGATGGGCTTGCCGGCGCGGATCGCGTCGTCCACGAAGCGCTCCGCGCGCTCCCTGGCCTGGGCGGCGCGGTCGGCGGCGAGCTGCGCCTGCAGGCTGACCAGCTCCTCGCGGAGCCTCGCGACGTCGCCGGCCTCCTGCCGCTGGGCCTGGATCGCCCTCGCGAGAGCCGATGCGTCCTGCCCGGGCGGGAGGCCCGCCGCGGCGGCGATGCTGTTGAGCGCCATCGCGTGGCCCGTCGCGGCCTCCTGGGCCGTTCGGCAGGCGTGGAGGGCCGCGGCGGCGTCCGCATCGGCCGGCAGGCCGTGCAGCGCCCGCAGCTCGGCGAGCAGATCCATGGTCTCGGGGTCCTCGTGGTGAAGCGTTGCGAGCTGTGGGAGATTGGGCACATTCGTCAGGCCGGCCCGCAGCAGCGCCCCGACCTGGCCGTTCTTGGCGTGGGTGAAGACCGGGCTGATGCCGCGATAGGCGCGCTCGGCGAGGAGCTGCCGGCCGGAGGGCGTCCACTCGACGCGGCCCCAGATACCGTCGGCGCGCGCCTGCAGCTCCACGATCCAGCCGCGCGCGGGCGCGGCCTGGCCGGCCGGCGCCGCAAGGTCCGTCGCGTGGTTTTCGTCGAGGACGAGCGGCAGGCGCGAGGCGGCGATGACGCGGGCCGCGTCCCCCAGCCGATAGGGGCCGCGGCCGTCCTGCCCGCGGAACTCCCCGGCGGGGATCAGGTGCACCCACTCGGGCGCCGCGTCGGCGGCGTCCGGGAAGGCGGCGTGGAGCGAGGCGATCTGGCGCGTCATGCGGCGAGACCATCGCGCGCGCGCGGCCTGCCTGTTCACACCCGCAGATGCGGGGGTCAGCCCCTTCCTAGAACCTGCATCAGGCGCGTCTCGGTGACGTCGAGGATGGTCTCCTCGTCACGCCGCGAGAGGCCGAGGTAGGGGCGCGCGGGGATGGTGACCTCCTTGGCTGCGCCCCACACGCGCCCCCGCGCGGTGCGGAACAGCAGGACCTTCGCGGTGCGCGGGCGGATGGTGGCGCCGAACTGGTGCGCGGCCGCGTAGATCCGGGCGGAGCCGATCACCACCGAGCGGTCGTCGCTGTCCATGGTGAGGCTGCCCTGCAGGCCGCCGCGCATGCCGGCGCCGCGCAGGATGCCGGGGCCACGCTTCACCGCCAGGTAGAAGGGCTGCAGCGGCGCCCAGGCCGAGCCGTCCGGCGCGCGCTCCTCATCGAAGCGATCCTGGGTGTTGCGCAGCAGCCCGGTGCCGATGGCGCGCAGCAGCCCGGCCGGGCGGCCCGTGACGGCTTCGAGGGTGCGAAGCGCCTGAAGGGTGCGGCCAGGCTCGAACCGGACGGTGAGGGTGGCGGCCATCAGGCCAGGCCCTCGACCTCCGCCAGGTGCGCGAGGCGGCCGTGGCGCTCGAACCCGAGCTTCGTCGCCTGCAGCTCCGCGTGGAGCGCGCGCAGCGCCTCATCCGGCAGCGCCTCGATGCGCCGGCGCGTGGCCTCGTGGCGGACGTCGCGGAGGATCTCGGCCAGGAGCTGATCGCGGGACATGAGCCTATTCTAGCTCCGCCGCCTCGTTCGTGTCATCGAGAAGCAGCAGCACCACGCGGCGCGCCGTGCGCTCGATGAGCTGGAACCGCGCGCCGCGGCGGATCAGCACCTCCGCCTGCGGAAAGCGGTACTCCGGGAAGGGATGGATGTAGGCGACGCCGCGCGTGCCGGCCTTGACCAGGATTTCCACCTGCACGCCGCTGCGATCGAAGCGGGCCGCCAAGGCGCTGACCGCGCTGGTCGAGAGGAAGCCCCGCCTTCGGATGACCGCGCCTTCGGCCGAACGAGCGAGGCGAGCCGCCTCCGCGGGGCCAATCCCGCGGAACAATCGAAGGTCGATCGGCGCCACGGCGCGCGCCAGGGCCGTGTCCAGCTCGCGCACCAGCTCGACCGGTGCCAGCGCTGCCTGGCGCGGCGCGCGCAGGAACCGGTTGATGACGATCCCCATCACGCCCTTGTAGTCGCCGAGCGCCGCCTCCTCCCCCTGGGAGAGGCCGCGGCCCCAGGGCGTGTAGGGGGCGAGCAGGCTGCGCTCCGCCTCGGCGGCGCTGGAGATGGTGAGGGGGGCGGGAAGGTCTCGGCGCGCCGGCACGGCGGCGGGCAGGGCCGGCGCGGGCGGCGGCCAGCCCGGCGGCGGGCGCAGCACCGCGTCGGAGGGGATCACGTTCTGGTAGCCGCGCTGCGCCTCGCCCGGGTTGTGCCCGAAGCCCGGGTCGATGCCCTCGGGGATCATCACGGTGCGGCCATCGCTGCGCGTGTAGGGCCGCAGCCGGACCGGCGGGGCACGGTCAGGGCCGAGCTTGCCCTGCCGCGCCAGATCCCGCGCCGAGAGCGGACGCACACGGCAGCCGCAGCGCCAGCCATTCGGCGGGTAGTGGGTGCGCCACCACGGATCATCCGCACGCAGCGTCAGCCCGTTCCAGGCGAGGTGCTGCAGGCGCGGGTGCTCGGCGCCGCTGTGCACATACTGCCAGTAGGGGAAGACCGCGAGCGTGTCCGGCTCGGTCATCTGCGCCCAGCGGCCGGCGCTGTAGGCGCTGGACAGGTTCGTCTCGTAGATGATCTGCGCGCGCCAGCCTGGCGTGCCGGTGTGCGACCAGCCATGCTTGCGCACGATCTCCTCGAAGCGCTGGCGGAACTCGCCCAGGCTGGTGCCCTTCTCCATCGCCGCCTGGATTTCGGTCCGAAAGTCGTTCAGCAGCGCCTGGCTCATGGCGCCCGCGACCATGAAGGCGTGGCTGTGCTGCTCGCCCCAGATGTCGTCCCAGCGCCTGGTCGGGACGTTCACCTTCTGGAGGAAAAAGCGCAGCGCCTCACGCGGCGGCAGGCCCATCGCGGCGAGGGTGGCGCGCGCCGTCACCGACCCGCGCCCCGGAGTGCCGAATTAGAGGCCAAAGACCCCCCCTCTAGAGGGTTGCGATGGCGCGGCAGGGGTAGACCACCGGCCATGGGCCTGACCGCCCTCAGCGGCC